GAAATTGCGAAGGCCATTCATTAACTGTAGCGTGCTACTCTGTTGCTAACAAGGGCAGTCGTTCAAAACGATATCGTTGCTAATGTAGGTACCATTACTCACAAATATGTTGACTTTGGGTACTCAAAGGTTTATACTGTTGTTAAGAGGTAGAGAGTGAATGTTGTTCCTCTTAGTTTTCCCCAAAACGAATACCTCTTCCGGGTACCTAGAGAGTGGTCAGAAATGAAACTGGCTCTAGGTATGGACTCAGCTAAGGCGACGGTTGATGTTCATGTCATATGGCGAACGTATGTGAGCCGTGTGTGAGCGATCAGCGAGCTAAAGACCATATAGGTCGTGCTGACTGTCTAAAGCTATTGGTGTTGTCTGTGAAATGGTGACACTAGGAATTGTAACGTTTCTGTTGTCTGTTTGTGTTTTTGCTCTCTCGGATTTAGATAACCGTCCTAGAGGGGACACGTCAGGGTCTACTAAGGTATCTTGTAGATATGTAGTAGTACATCAACCAGAGCCTAGCGAGTTCCAGGTAGCGTAGCGGAGCGGAGCTATCCCCCGGCAGGTGTACTATGGGTAAAGCAAACGAATAAAAACAACGCACAGACCACTAAGTAACACAAATATATTGCATTTACTGAATGTATCTGTTATACTGTTGTTGTAAGGTAGAGATACATAAAGAGTAATCAGTTAAGGGGTTAGTTAGTTTGTCGTATATTGAGAATTGGGATAAATCAAAGGTTCAGCTTGTAGGTGGTTCAGGAGTACGTCTTCTTAAAGGATTGTTCCGAGAGGCCGCAGATAGATACGATAGTACAATTAAAGCACCATACACACTAAAGATATATGACGACAAGGACGGTTATTTGTCTCTCTATCTACGTTACATTGAGGCTGTGACTGTCGATCCTACTGAGTACCTATTTGCCACAACGTATCTACACGACTGGAAGCATTGGACACAGTTACAGAAGTCTCCTTTCTTCCAAGATTCCCTTAGAGAGTGGCGAGCGGAGCGAGATGCCCTACTGGCGTCTATCCTGGTCAGGAAGATGGTTCGTGAGGTAAATGGTCCTAAGGGCTTCGAAGCTACTCAATTTCTTCTCCGTAACGGATGGTCAGACAATCAAACAAAAAGTACTAAAGGAAGACCGTCTAAAGAGATGATTGAGAAAGCAGCACACCAGTTAGCAGTAGGAAAAACTAGAGTATCTGACGATCTACAGCGTCTTGGCTTGTTGTCTTAATACGGTGACACGCTTGGATGAGGTAACAGTAATCGAGATCAAGTATCTCAAAGAAGCCATTGACGACCTTAAGAAGCAGAATAAAGACCTAAACGATAAACTGACTGAAGTAATACTTTTCGTGCATGAACTTAAGGCAATGCGTAAGTGGCTTTATGCGTCAATCTCTGTAGCAGCAGTGCTCGGGGGTTTAATTTCTCAAGCGATACATTTGATTAAAGTTGTTGGATAAAAAACTAACTAAGATAGACCAGATACGGATTGCAGCAGAGAACGATCTAGAGAAGTTTATTCGTCTCATACATCCAAATCGCGTTCTAGGCTCTGTCCACTCTGAAGTCATCGACTGGTGGACCCGTCCCGACTCTAAGACACACCAGCTCCTCCTCCTCCCACGAGACCATCAGAAATCCGCCCTAGTGGCCTATAGAGTGGCCTGGGAGATTACCCGCAATCCTGCTATCCGAATCCTCTACATCAGCTCTACGGCCAACCTAGCCACCAAGCAGCTCAAGTTCATCAAGGACATCCTGACCTGCGACACCTACCGCTTCTACTGGCCTGATATGGTCAGGGATGAGGTTAGCGCTAGAGAGAAGTGGACAGAATCTGAAATCTCCGTTGACCACCCTCTACGTAAGAAAGAACTAGTACGAGACCCTACGATCTTTACAGCAGGTATGACGACATCCATTACGGGGATGCACTGTGACGTAGCTGTTCTAGATGACGTAGTGGTTAGAGAGAATGCATACACTGAGGACAGCCGGGAAAAGGTCAAAGGACAGTACTCTCTTCTTTCCTCTATTGAAGGTACAGGCTCAAAGGAATGGGTTGTAGGCACTAGATATCATCCTAACGATCTATACTTTAATTTGATGTCTATGCAAATCGACGTGTACGACGAGGCCGGTGAAGTCCTAGAAAATGAATCTCTTTACGAAAAGTTTGAACGACAGGTAGAGGATAGAGGCGACGGCACAGGTAAGTTCCTATGGCCACGCCAACAACGTTCAGACGGCAAGCTGTTTGGGTTTGACCAGCGCGAACTAGCCAAGAAACGAGCACAATATTTAGATAAAGTTCAGTTCCGTGCTCAGTACTACAATGACCCGTCTGCCTATGAAAACGCTAGAATTAAACGAGAATGGTTTCAGTACTACGAACAACGGCATCTAACTCGCATAGCAGGTAAGTGGTACTTCAAAGATCGACGTCTAAATGTGTTTGCGGCAGTTGACTTTGCCTACAGTTTAAAGAAAAAAGCTGACTACACAGCTATTGTTGTTGTAGGTGTAGATAAAGAGAATAACTACTACGTTTTAGATATCGACAGGTTCAAAACCGATCTAATTCAAGACTACTTCAACCATATTTTGTCTCTCCACCAGAAGTGGGATTTCCGTAAAATTAGGGCTGAAATAACTGCTGCCCAGGAAATCATAGTAAAAGACATTAAAACAAACTACATAGCGCGCCACGGTCTGGCTCTAGCTGTCGATGATCACAGACCTACTATCCGTGAAGGCTCAAAAGAAGAACGTATAGACGCTTGTTTACAGCCTAGATACTCAAACAGGCAAATTTGGCACTACAGAGCCGGTGAGACACAAACGCTAGAAGAAGAACTAGTCTCATCTAACCCCGCCCACGACGACATAAAAGACGCTCTGACGTCATGTATTGATATTTGTGTCGCTCCTTCTCTTGGTGGGTTTAAAACAAACGATTTAATCCATTCTGGAAACGTTATTCATACTCGCTTTGGAGGCTTTGGTTAATAATTGGCTGGTTCTGTTTTAGACATTAAAGATTTGCTAGTTGAAGACCACCTTGGCCTTCGTATTTCAGACTACTGGATTGCTTGGAACAATGGCCGTCGTGTAGCAATGGACCTTAAAGACGAAGTCCGTAAGTACGTTTATGCTACAGACACGACACAGACTACAAATTCAAAACTTCCTTGGAAGAACAAAACGACACTTCCTAAGCTCTGTCAAATCCGAGACAACCTGTATTCAAACTATGTTGCGTCATTGTTTCCTAAACGTAAGTGGTTGGTGTGGGAAGCAGACGAAGAAGACGCAAACTCAGTACAAAAGAAAGAGGCTGTAACTAACTATGCAGCTTGGTTTATCAATAATCCGACCTTTAAGACCGAATTGTCTAAGTGTGTTCTTGATTATATAGATTACGGTAATGCTTTTGCTACTTATGAGTGGCGTGACGATACTGTTGAGATAAAAGATACATCAGGACGCGTTCAGGTTGGCTATATTGGGCCTGTTATCAAACGTATTAGCCCTCAAGACATTGTTTTTAACCCTATTTCCTCTGACTTTTATCATACTCCAAAGATTATTCGTTCTCTTGTCACTCTTGGTGACGTCAAAGAGCTTTTAGAACGGCAGTCTGGACCTGAAAATCGTGAACAGTATGAGGAATTGTTCAAATATCTGACGAATATCCGTAAAGACGTGCAGGGTTACTCGGGTGACTACGCGGATATGAATTCTACGTACAGTATGGACGGATTTAGTTCATTTGCAGCGTACTTAAGCGGAGACTACTGCGAACTGTTGACGTTTTATGGTGATATTTACGACTATGAACGTGACGAATTGCTAAAAAATTACGTTATTACAGTAGTTGACCGCCATAAAGTCATCTACAAAGCTCCTAACCAGTCGTTTTATGGTATGCCTAACATCTTTCACGTAGGCTGGCGTATTCGACAAGACAATTTGTGGGCTATGGGGCCTCTAGATAACCTCGTAGGTATGCAGTACCGGATTGATCATATCGAGAATTTAAAGGCTGACGTATTTGATCTAATCGCTTTTCCAGTCCTTAAGATCCGTGGTGTTGTTGATGATTTCGAGTGGCAACCCTTCGAAAAGATTTACATAGGTGACGAAGGCGACGTTGAGCTTCTATCACCCCCTTTCCAAGTCCTACAAGCCAATATGGAGATCGAGAATCTTCAGGGACAAATGGAGGAGATGGCTGGTGCTCCAAAGGAAGCTATGGGCATCCGCACTCCTGGTGAAAAAACTGCGTACGAGGTCCAACGTTTAGAAAACGCCGCAGGTCGCATCTTCCAATCTAAGATAACACAGTTTGAGGAAGTGTTCCTAGAGCCTCTTATCAACGGTATGCTTGAGTGCGGTCGTAGAAACATGACGTCTAGCTCAGTGCGGGTAATCGACGACGAGTTTAAGATAGCGACTTTTCAAACACTGACAGCAGACGATATCACAGGAAATGGGCGTATTCGCCCAATCGCGGCTCGTCATTTTGCTGAACGTGCAGAAAAAGTTCAAAACGTTACTCAGTTCTTCCAAAGCGCATTTGGGGCTGACCCAGAGATTAAAGCGCACTTCTCCACTATCAAACTAGCAGAGATGGCTGAAGAGCTTCTGGACTTAGAAGACTACCACTGTGTCCAACCCTACGTTCGTTTGTCTGAACAGGCTGAGGCACAGAAGTTGTCTAACGCACACGCTGAAAATACAGCAGTTGAGGCCGCTACGCCTTCGGGTATTTCACAAGGTGACTTCACTGGACCAGATATCGTAAATGGCTAAGAAACCTGGAATACCAGTGCAGTGGCTAAAAGACAAAGCTGATGTAAAAGAAGACTTAGAGCGTACATTACGCAATTCAACCTATGTGCTAGGTAAACTTAAACAAATCCTGAAAGACGAACTCCTCTCAATAGACAAAGCAGAGGTTACCATTACAGACTTCGACGAACCTAATTGGGCTAGTAAACAAGCATTTCGTAATGGCCGTAAATCGGGTTTGACTTACACATTATCACTTTTGGAGTTTATACCCTAATTGACAGATAGTATTTTTTCGGACGACGACCAGGTTCCGGCACACGTTCCTAGCGCTGAAGACCTAGTAGGTGAAGGAAAAAAGTTTAAGACTGTAGATGATTTGGCTAAAGGCAAGGCAGAATCGGATAAGTTTATTGAGCAGCTTAAGAGTGAGCTTGCTGAACTTCGATCAGACCTCGCCACGCGGCAACGCCTGGAGACCCTTATAGACCGCTTGGAGACTTCCGACAGCGTAGACCAGAACGACTCTTTCCAGAGTAACCAGAATGGAAACCAGTCAGTTAGTGGAGCCACCGCACTGGATAATGGGGCAGACATTGAACGCCTCATTGAAGAAAAACTCACAACTCGTGAAAAAGAGACCACAGCAAGACAGAACCTAGCGCAAGCGCGCGACCTGCTTAAACAGCATTACGGTTCTGACTTCGTACAAAAGCTTGAAGAACGTCGTGTTGCCCTTGGTATTGACAAGGATGTGCTTGATAGCCTCGCAAAGACATCTCCCAAAGCCTTTATTGAAATGATTGCACCTAAACGCACGGACAATCAAGGTTATACACCTCCTGCGTCTAAGGTAGCGACATTTGTACCACAAGTAGGTCATGCGTCTGGTGCACGCGACTGGAAGTACTACGAAACACTTCGTAAGAGCAATCCAGACGCTTACTGGTCGTCGGACGTACAGCTACAAATGCACAAAGACGCAATTAATGCATTCAATCGTGACGAAGAATTTTAACTGCTGGTTTCCTGCTTCGCGATAGCGTTGTATAAGGAGACTAATAAATAATATGGCTGGTTTTAGCTATTCTAATAATGAACACCTTGTTCGCTCCACTCTTTGGTCCAAGCAGATTAAAGAGCCATTTCTTGACGAACTGCAAGGTACTAAGTACGTTGACTGGATCAGTGACTTCCCTGACGGTGATACTGTAAATATCCCTAGTATTGGTCAGGCAGAGGTAAGCGACTACGACGAAGGTCAACAGATTCGCTATACTGCAATGGATACTGGTAACTTTACTTTCTCTATCAATCGTTACAAGTCGAGTGCTACGTACATCACTGAAAAGATGAAGCAGGACAGTTTCTACATGGGCCGTCTTGTTAGCTCATTTGCTCCGAAGCAGCATCGTGCGATTATGAAGTCCATGGAAGTTGACCTTCTAGCATGTGGCCCTGACGCTCAGACGGCTTCGAACACTAACACGATCAATGGCGCTTACCATCGGTTTGTTGGTGGCGGGACCAATGAAGTTATCGCGGTAACAGACTTCGCCAAGGCTCTGTACGCTCTCGAACGAGCCAATGTGCCTCTTACTAATCTTGTGGCGATGGTTGACCCGTCTGTAGAGATTTCCTTGGCTACTCAATCAAACTTGACTAACTTTTCGTACAATCCTCGTTGGGAAGGTGTTGTCACTAAGAACTACACGACTGGTACTAAGTTCCTGTACAACCTGTACGGTTTCGATGTGTACGTGTCGCAGAACCTCAAAAGTGGCGTTGCAGAAACGATTGGTGGTAAGACGACTACTACTGGTATTGCCAACATGTTTTTCTCTGCGGCTCCTGGTGCTCTGCCAATTATGGGTCATATCCGCCAACAGCCAAAGGTCGATAGCGAATACAATAAAGACTGGCAACGCGAAGAGTATGTAACCACGTGTCGTTGGGGCTTTAAGCTCTATCGTCCTGAAAACCTTGTTGTTGTCCTCACTGATAACGACCAAGTGTACGCGTAACAGTAAGGAGAAACTAACATGGGTACTTGGACTAATTCTGACGGTCTATACATTAAGTACGGTGAAACTGAAGTCACTGCAAAGGCCGCTGGTGAATACATGACAATGGGTGGGATGCACGTAGTCGAAATCGAACTACCGCTTACTAGCTTGTCTACATCTGCCGCATACTACGCCTCTGACACCGTGACTATTCCTGATGGTGCACGTATCGAGGAGGTTGAGGTTATTTCGGAAACTGCTGCTACCTCGGCTGGTGCCGCTACTCTTGATGTTGGCCTTATTGATCAAGACCGTAGTACTGCGTTGGATGCAAACGGACTAGTGGCTGCACTCGCTTTGTCTGCAATTAACGCAGACGGTGAAAAGAATGTCATACGCATTGGCTCTACTTCTGTAGGGGCACTGGTGGGTACGACTTTGACCAATACTGGTTTGATTATTGCTCAGGCTGGTACTGCGGTGTACACGGCTGGTCACGTTATTGTTCGTATTCACTACTACATGCCGTAACAGTAGGGGGCTTCGGCCCCCTGGACTACTAAAGGTAACTTATATTGGCTGAAATATTTAATCCTTTTACTAACGGCTCTAACACAACAATACCTGCTAAGAGAGTAGTTGCTGTGACTGCTAATGACGATACTGACCTACCAAATGGTATTTGTCGTGCGTTACTAGTCGGCACGGATGGGGCAGCTACTATTATAGATGCATCTGGAGGTACAGCTACGCTAATACCGCTGCAGATGGGTTATAATCCGATTGGTGTACAGCGCGTGAAAGCTACGGGTCTCACTGCCGCGAATATTTGGGCACTGTATTGATGCTCACCATAATCATCGTTATGCGAGCGGAGCAGCAATGTGCGTGGAATTAACCTCGGTATTTGGCAATCGGCATGGAGGAAACCGTCCATGGACACGTATGTGAGACCGCCAGACTGGTTGACGTTGCCAACGCTCGGGTTGACTGATCAACGCATTGTTGGCCTGTTCGCAGTTGGCAACCACAGCAGTAATTTTTGCGCGCTGAACGTTACTGGTACGAGTAGCTACGTTGTTGATTGGGGCGACGGCACCGCGCCAGAAACGATCGCCAGTGGTGTAAACGCGTATCACAATTACAGCTATAGTGCCGCCCCGCTTGTGGGAACCGAATGCAGCAGAGGCTATCGTCAGACCATTGTCTCCGTAACGATGGCGTCAGGCAACATGACCGCCGTTAATTTTAACGTCAAGCACAACCAGGCCGGGCTGCCAACAGGTTACTGTGCGCCGTGGTTGGACATTGCAGTGAGTGTGAACAACGGCACTAGTATTATATTTGGCGGGACGAACGTCGTTGTCGGATTGGTAGAGAAAATAACAATTGTGTCGGCAGGCGCGATCACTAACGCCGCAAGCATGTTCCAAGGCTGCTACGCCCTAGCGTCGCTAACATTGCCCTCTGGGTTCGGTGAAGTGATCACTACTGCCACAAACATGTTCCAAGCCTGTGCCGCCTTAGCGTCACTAACATTGCCCTCTGG